CTAGCAACAGGTGGTCGTGCTATTATTACTAGCACACCGAACTCAGATGAAGATACGTTTGCTACTATTTGGAAACAAGCGGAGCAAAAATTTGACGAACATGGAAACGAACAAGAAGTAGGAATAAACGGTTTCCATAGTTTTATTGCACAATGGGACGAACACCCCGATCGTGATGAAGAATGGCGTACAGCTGAAATTGGACGTATTGGTGAAGAAAGATTTAGACGTGAATACGGGTGTGAATTCTTAGTATTCGACGAGACGTTAATTAACAGTATACATCTTGCAACAATGGAAGGCGATAGTCCTATATTAAATATGGGTCAAACCCGCTGGTATAAAAAACCTACAAGTCAATACACATATTGTGTAGCACTAGACCCTAGTATGGGTACAGGCGGAGACTATGCTGCAATACAAGTATTTGAATTGCCTACGTATGAACAGGTTGCTGAGTGGCAACATAATACTACAGCAATACCAGGACAAATACGTGTTCTAGCAGACGTTTGCAAATATTTAGAACAAGAAACAAAAAACCCGCAAGGTATATATTGGAGTGTAGAAAACAATGGATTGGGTGAAGCCGCGCTTATTGTTATTAATGACTTTGGAGAAGAAAACATACCTGGTTTGTTTGTTAGCGAACCAATACGTAAGGGTCACGTTAGAAAGTTCCGTAAAGGATTCAACACAACGCATAGTACCAAAGTTACAGCTTGTTCCAGACTTAAAACAATGATAGAAAACGATAAAATGCTAGTACATTCAAAACCATTTATATCTGAATTAAAAAACTATGTTGCTACAGGTTCAAGTTATCAGGCAAAAGTAGGACATACAGATGATTTGATAAGTGCTACATTATTAGCATTAAGAATGATGAGTGTATTAAAAGATTGGGATCCTAGAGTATATAATACTTTTGTACAAACAGATGATATAGAAGATTACGAAGCACCAATGCCAATCTTTATATCTAGCAACTATTGATAAATACAAATATGCAAAACTTAGATATCATAGCAGAAGAATTATTTTCAAAAATACGCGGCAGATTTCCTGGTGTAACAATTGGCGACGATCAAGGTAATGTTACCCAAGAGCCTAAAGCAGCTAGATTTTTTGAATTTCCTTTTAGAGAAAATCAAGAAGAGATTGGCAAAGTAAGTATATCATTGTCAGAAGACGACGGTATAGTTGTAATGCATAATCAAGACATTGCTGAAAATAGCGTTAGTAAAAGTATCTGGTATGATTTCTTAAAAGAATTAAGACAGTTTAGTAAAAAGCGTTTATTAAATTTTACAACTAGAGACATAACAAAATCAAATTTAGAAAAACGTGACTATAAATATCTTGCACAGCGATCCGGAGATAGCAACATGACAGAATCAAAATTATATGGCACATCGAGAATAAGTTATCAAGATGTTGGAGAGGCCAGACTAGTTATCAAACATAACGAAAGTATAGATCAAACTTCACCTACAGGACGTAACAGAAGTATTGGTAAAATATATGTAGAATCACCACAAGGAGAACGCTTCTTGTATCCATACAAACATTTAAGTGGTGCAAGAGCAATGGCTCGTCACGTAGCAGAAGGTGGTAATGCATATGATGATTTTGGTAAGCATATTACAGGATTAAGTGAAGAGTTAGCAAAACTTAAAAAATTCAAAAATTACATGGGTCGCTCAAGTGTAATGGCTGAAAGTTTAAGTGAGTATATGGATGTTGTCAAAGAACGTGTTGCTACTGTTAAAAAAACAATTGAAGGATTACAAAAACCTAACTATTATAAAGAAGCATTTGAATCTTTTGAATCTTCTGTACTAGAAGAAGTTCCTAATGATGTTGCTGAGAACTGGGTAGAACAACTAACTATTAGGCAATTTAACGAAGAACTTAAAGATGTATTTCCATACATTTACAAACTAGTAAGTGAAGCAACTAAAGCAAAAGCAATTGGCCCTGATGATTTATCAGAAAAATCTCAATTTGATATCTATAAAAACAGCATAGTAATTTATGATCCAAAAACTATGAAAGTTGAAAGAACGTATCCAATGAACCAAGGTAAGCGAGCAAGTGCTGACGCAGAGAAAATGGATATGGTTGCAACAGACGGTGCAAAATATATGGAACTTGTAAGAGACAAGAAACGTATGTCAACCCAAGATACTGAAAAAGTAGCAAAACTTCCTAGTGCTGAAGAAGAGCTAGAACGAGGCTTCGAGGAACTTATGGGTCAGTTTGCAGAAGGTGCAGGTGAATACAGTTATACATTAGAATATAACGGTGAAGAAAATGGTTATGCAAAACATAAACTCACTATTACATCTCCAGAAGGGAAAACTAAAGTAGTTGCTGATGACTTTACATACTTTGATACTGAAGACCCAGAAGAACTACAAGCAGAATTAGAATCTTGGTTCAATAAAGGACACGGTGTAGGCGATGAAGGTATGGACGAAGGGTTTGATCCAGAAGAGTTTGAAGGCGAATTTGATTATGAAGGTGTAGGTGACGATGGCGAAACTACTCCTTGCGTAGTAAGTTACACAGCTAAGGTTGACGACATGGGAAGACCAGTTGTTGATCCTAAATCAATTAGCATAGATTGTCAACAAGACGGTAACAGCAAATTAGGTTTTGATGCTGATATGGATCTTGAAATGCAAGACATGAAAGAACTCCTACAAATGGCACAAGAAGATGCAGACGAAATGTGGGATTCACGTGATAACAAATATGCACACGGCGAAGGCAATGCATATGCTAACGCTGTACGTCAGGCAAAGAAAGACGGTAAGAAAAAAGGCGACAAAATTCAAGGTCCAGACGGTGATGAGATTACACTCGAAAAAGACAAAAAGACACCATTAGGCGAATTTATTCTTAGTTATTTTGATAGAGAAACAGGCGAGTTTCCAAAAGGTGAAACAGCCGTACTTACAATGATCGAAAAAGATTACGGTGAAGAATTTATAGAACCAGCAAAACAGTTTATTGAAAGAATTAATCAAACATTTGAGGAGTATCAAATGGCGGCGCATCCGCAACAATTAGAACCAACTCAAGAGTTTGATAGAATGAGAGAGTTAGCGGGAATCCGCTAATTATTTCAAAATAAAGTCAAAAAAACACTTGACTTTATAAATATATGAGTGTAGTATATAACAATGTGCTACACTTATTAGGCACATAAGATAACCATAGGCAAATATAGGAGGCATAATTATGGCATCATTAGCAGAAATTAGAGCAAAGCTCAAAGAACAAGAATCACGCCAATCAGGCGGTTCTCAAGGACCAAGCGGTCCAAACCCAATTTACCCGTTTTGGAATATGAAAGAAGGCGAGAGTGCAACTCTGCGTTTCCTTCCTGACGGCAATCCAGATGCAGACTTTTTCTGGGCTGAACGTTTGATGATCAAACTTCCATTCGCAGGTATTAAAGGTGAAACTGATTCACGTCCTGTACAAGTACAGATTCCATGTATGGAAATGTATGGAGAAACATGTAACATTCTTAACGAAGTACGTGGTTGGTTCAAAGATCCAAGTCTAGAAGATATGGGTCGTAAGTATTGGAAAAAGCGTTCATACGTATTCCAAGGCTTTGTAACTGACAACCCAATTGCCAATGACGAAGCACCTGAGAATCCAATCAGACGTTTTATTATTGGTCCACAAATTTTCCAAATTATTAAGCAGGCTCTTATGGACCCTGACATGGAAGAGTTACCAACTGATTATACAGCAGGCGTTGACTTCCGTCTTAATAAAACTTCGAAGGGTGGATACGCAGATTACTCAACGTCAACATGGGCTCGTAGAGAGCGTCCATTAAGTGATGCAGAAATGAATGCAATTAATACTCATGGTTTGTTTAATCTAAGTGACTTCCTGCCTAAGAAGCCAGACGAAACGGCTGTTAAGGTAATGCAGGAAATGTTTGAAGCATCTGTTGATGGTGAAGCATATGATGCAGACCGTTGGAGCAATTACTTCCGTCCATCAGGTATGGCGGCACGTACAGGTGACCCTGTTGCTCCTGAAACAAATGGTACAGCAACTTCTCGCACAGCAGAGGTAACACCTGCACCAGTAGCAGAAGCTGCACCTGAGCCAACTCCTGCACCAGTTGAACCTGCACAAGCAGAAACTACTTCAGCTGAGCCGAGCGGTAATGCAAGTGACATTCTTGCAATGATTCGTTCAAGACAAAACCAGTAATAAAATATGCTTCTACTAGTTAACCCGGATACAGAGATTCACGGTTTACCTGTCAACGTTCCAAACGCTAGTAGAAGCAAACAATAATATAGGAGATATAATGGCTAA